CTATGTTGATGAAAGAAATAGGTGCTGATGAAGGTGTGTTAGGAATGTTAAATAGTTTACAACAATTACCACCAGAAGAAAGAACAGGTGCTTTATTAAGTGCATTAGATAGTGGAAAAATGACCCAAGAAGCATATAATGCTATGAATAATATGTATAGATTACTTGCTGAAGGTGAACGTAAAGGATTTACATATGAAAATATGCTAGTCAATAGAAGACATCCAAATTATATTTTAGGTGATTTAATTGAAACTTATAAAGGTACTATAAGTGATGAAAGATTAAATGAACTACAAAACAAAATTAAAGGTATTGTTGGCCCAACAGCTACAGATCAATCTTTTTATATTATGCCTAACGAATATTTTGTAGGTAAAACACCAAGTAATGCTAATCTTGTTATGCCTCCAAGAAATGAAGGTGAAGATGTTATTACTTATTTAAAACGAGCTAAAAAATTAATAAAGAGAACAGATGGATTACCTAGTGTTATTACTGGACAAAATGTTGAAACATTAGATATATCTGATTTGTTTATAATGCCAGACTTTGAATAACTATGAAAATTACAGCTTTACAATTATCACAAGCTGGGTTTGATACAGACACAATAAAATCGTATGTTGATACCCAAGTACCTCTTTTAGAAAAAGCAGGATTTAATAAAAAAGAAATATACAATAGTTACGGTATAGTACCTATTAAATCTAATTCATTATTAGATACTGATATGCAGGAAGATACAACTGCTATTACAGAAAATCAAATGCCTTTAGGTAAAAAAACATCATTAATGAAATTACAAGATGATGAAAATGCTGACACTATTAAATCTAACAAAACATCTGACGGTAAATATAATCTTAAAAATACTACATTTGATTTATTAAAAAATAAAGATCAAGCTAAAATTCTTAATAAAATAGATGAAGCATATAAATTATTTAAAGAAGATGATAATGGTAGAGTAGGATTTATAGATAATTGGATGGAAAAATATTATCCAAACATAGCATATGAAAAAGAAAAATTTAAAGGTGGTGTTGATTTAACTTTAGCAGAAAGTGCATTAAATGATGAGCAAGTTAAATTACTAGAAAACGCACAAGCTAAAGATGCTATTGCAGGTAATTTTGGTTTTAACAAAGAAACAGGTAGATATCTTTTTGATACAAATTACGAACAAGCTGAAGATGAAAGAAAAGCTAACGAACCTGTTAATGTATTACATACAGCTTTTTCTACAGGTGCAAATTCAAAAACAATGTTAGAATATGCTAAACAAAATTATGAATTTAATGATTTACAAATTATGTATCTTAATGAGTTCATGTCATTTGTTTCAGCCTTAGAAAGTAATAATAGAAATATTTATAATGCAGATGGTAGTGCTGGTGGTTTATTTCAATTTAGAAAAAGCGGTTTTAGAACTGCTTTAAATAGATTTATAAACGTAAATAGAAAAGTAAATAAAGATTATGAATTACCTTATTGGGTAACAGAAGCATTTAAACATGAAGACCCTACAAGATTATCACCAGATGAACAAAAAGCATTAGCATTAGCTAATTTTTTAGAAATACCTAAAAGTGAAAAGTTTAATCGTGCTGGTTCAGATCAATTAATTAAAGCAATTGCTAATGGTGATGTTGATGCAATGAAAAAATTATACATTGAATATCATCATGCTGATTATGAAAAAGTAGAAGACATAGAAGCAGGTGTAGGGCAAGAATACAGACTTGTTGATAATCAAGAATTAAAAGACAGAACTGATAAATATTTTGATAAATTTGGTACAGATCAATATGATTATGAAACTGCACAACTAGCTTATTGGGGTAATGATAATATTGTAACTAAAGCATTAGAAAAATTACCTGCAAATGTTGGTGATAAAGTATTAAATGCTTTTGGTGGTAAAGGTTATTACAACGTATTTACAAATGGTTACGAGCAATCTGTAAATGGTATGCTAGATAGATATTATCAAGTATTTATTGATGATCCTAACGCTGATCCTAAAGAAGCAATACAAAGAATATTTATGTATCAAGAACAAAGATTTGATAAAGATATTGTTGCATCTGCTGTTACGTTAGTAAATGATTTACCATTTATGGCGGCAGGTTGTTTTGCGGCAGGTGGTACAGCTTTAGTTGGAAGTGCAGGTACAGCCGCACCTGCGTTACCTATTATATGTGGTGCTGGTGGTTTTGCATTACCAGAAGTAATTAGATCATCTTATATGAGAGCAATAGAAGATAATTTTGTAGGATCATTTCCAGAATTTTTAAGTCATTACATGGATAAAAAAACAGCAATAGTTGCTGGTAAAACAGCAGTAATTGGTGGTGCTACATTTGGTGTTGGTGCAAAAGTTAAAGCATTAACAGGTAGTACAACAGCTAGACTTTCATCAGAAATAGCTGTGATGACTACATTAGGTGCGGCATTAGAAGGTCATGTACCTACAATGAGAGATTTTGCTCATGCTACGGTCTTGGTTTTTGGAATACATGGATCAATACGAGGTATGAAGATGTTTAAAGACATTTATACTGAATACGGCAGACATCCTAGAGATGTAATTAAAGACATGGAAAAAGATGTAACTGTTAGACATCAAATAGAAAATGGTCAAATGCCAACTCTTTATGAACAAGGTGCTAAAACAGTTGTAGAAGGATTAGAAAAACAATCTAATATTAAATTACTACCTCCACCAAAATTTAAAAACAATGAAATTGTTAATGTATCTACATCTTCTACAGAAGTTGGTAGAGTAATTGGTAAAGAAACAATTGGTAATGAAAAAGTTGTTATAATTGAAAAAACAAATGGTGTTAAAATACCAGTATTAGAAAGTGAAGTTAGAAAAGCACCAAACAAACTTGTTGAAATAAAAATAGAAGGTGACAAAATTAATATAAATTTTGCTAAAGATACATCATTTGTTGAAAGAAAATCTAATGGTGAATTTAATGTTAATGTTGTTGAGGTTACAAAAAATAAACAAAATATTTATACAGAAAGTACATTTAAAAGCAATGCTGACTTAGCTGTTAGAGATACAGGTAGTGCTATAAAAATTATTACAAAAGATGGTAAAACAATTGCTAATGAAACAATTACTGTTCAATCTAAATTTTATCCAGAAATAACAAAACGATTAAAAGAAAATAAAGAATTAAAAACAGAATACCAAAATGCTAAAGAATTAATTAACAAAGAACGTAATGGATTATCTTCTACTGCTAAAAAAGTTGAAGTAATTTTTGGTTTAAAAGGTAATGTTGAACAATTAATTGTTAGAGTAGGTAATGAAAATGTTGCTATACCAAGATCAGCTTATGAACAATTAATTAGATTTAATGATAAAGGAACAATAAAAACTGCTGATATGATGGGTAGTGATGCAAAACAAGTAATTATGATGTTGCATCCAGAAAGCGGTAAAATACTTGCAACTATAAAAGGTGAAAAAATTAATGGTGAAATAGATGCACAAGCTACTAATTATTTTGATACTTTTAAAACAAAAGATGGTGTGTATTTTGATAGAGTAAACAGTAGTAAAGATGGTGATAATTGGGGAATACCTAGAGATATATTTACACAAGAAAAGAATTTACCAGCAGACTACGCAAATAATGCGGCTCAATGGAAGGGTCTATTTAATTCATCAAGAGGTTTAGATATGATTGATCTTGTAGAATTATACAAAGCATTTGTTAAAAAATCACCAGAACTAAATAACTTACCAACAGGTCTAAATGGTTATTTCCAATTTAAAGGAAAGAAATCACCTAGAATAGTTATCAACGAAGCATTACAAAAAAACCCAGAACAATTTTTAATGACGTTTGCACATGAATTAGGACATTTAATTGATTATTTACCAAATGCTACATTATCAAGAGGTAATATATTAGGTTCTATAGCCGCTTTAAAAGGTTATATGAATAAATGGATTGATGGTAAAAATGAAGGTGCAAAACCATTAAGTGCTAAAGAAATAGAAGCTATAAAAAGTGCCGCTATAAAAGAAGCAAAAGCTAAAGAAAAAGAAACTAACGCAGAAATTAAACAGTTAGAAATTACACCAGATACTATACTTAAAATATTTAATGATGCATCTGCTAGAGAAAAGATTAATCCAGACTTTTATAATGCATTTGTAAAACTACCTGCTGAAGTTAAAAAATTAGTAGTTAAAGATGCAATGAAGGGTCTAATGTCACATCATATGAAAGCTATTGCAGATAAAATTAATGGTAAACCTAGTGACAGCAGATTGACTAATGAAGCATACAAAATCTTTAAAGATAAATTTGAAAGAATAATTAAAGAAAGAGGATTAGTTAATAAAGAATGGATTACTACAGAACTTAAAAATTTATCTGCAAAATGGAAACCTTTTGATAGAGCCGCATCTCAAAAATACACAGAATATAGAGATGGCCCTAGAGAACTAATGGCAGATTTTATGATGGCATTTATGCTAAGACCACAATGGGTTAAAAACAATGCACCTAGAACATGGGAAATGTGGATGCATTATATGGATGCTAGACCAGAAGTAAGAGCAAACTGGGAAAGAATACAAATAGATTTAAAATCTGGAACAGATAAAAGATTAAGTAAAGTAGTATCTGACATTGGTAATATGTTTAGAGAAACTAATGAAGCTACAATTAAAAGAATAGAAAAAGATTACAAACCAGATTTAGCTGATGTTCTTGGTACTGAAGCAATTGATAACTTTTTCTGGATATATAGAAGATTTAGAGGAACTGGTAGTGATAGATGGCATAGTCCATTAGCAAAAGAATTAAACTGGTCAATTGAAAACTACAGATACCGTCATGCTAAATTAAAAAGATACACAGATGATATGATGCGTAAAGTTGTAAAACCAGCAGAAGAATTGGGATACAACAGTATTGATATTGGTACTATGTTATTTTTAAGAAACATAGCTGAAAGTTCACAAAGAAACAAATTAGTTAATTCACTAGGTATTATGAAAGTCAATCCAGACTTAGCAAAAGTATTAGGTAATAGAACTGCAAAAGAAATATATGATTATTATGTAAAATTACATCCACAACTATTTGAACTAACAAATGAATTTTATAAAGTTAGACAAGAAATGGTTATTCCAGAATTAAAAGAAAGTGGAATGTATGACAAAGAACTAATTGCTAAATTAGAAAACAATAAAGAATACGTTACATTTAACGTAAGAAAATATTTGTTAGAACGTATAGAAAAATACGGGCCAAACTCAAGCGCTACAAGATTTTTAAAAGGATCAAAAGGTACATTTGATGACATTATGAATGTATTTAATGCAACACTTGAAAAAGATATGTTGTTAATGGTTGAAGCCAAAAGACATAGAACAATGGCTTTAACTGTTAAATGGTTAAAAGAAAACAAAAATTGGATGGAAACATATGGTAAAAAATCTGGAGAAGCATATAGACCAGATAGAGTTATTTACAAACCTAAATTTATTGGAGAAGGTAAATTAGAAAAACCAGCTAAAGGCATGGAACAATTTAGTTACATGAAAGATGGTAAGATGCAACATTGGCACGTTAATAAATTTGTAGCACAATCATTTAAAGAAAATCCAAACGGTACAATGATGATGTACAAAATTATGACAGGAACAGGTGATGTATTTAGAAAAATGTTTACAGAATATAATCCTGCTTTCTGGCCAATCAACTTAGCTAGAGATTTAAACAGATCAGTTAAACTACTACCTAATGCTAGATATATTGATATTGCTGGTAAAGGGTAAAAACTCATTGTTTAAATATTATTTTAAAGCAGTTAAACCTGCATACCAATCTATTTTTAAAGATGGTACTGAACTTACTAGATGGATGGAAAGTGAAGGTTTTTTAATCTCTATGAATGAAGGATATAGAGGACAAGCAGGTAGTAAAGCATTAATGAAGGGTCTTGATCCAGACACATATATGCTTGAAAGATTACTTGGTGATATGCAAAAGAAAAAAGGATTTGATAAATTTTGGAATGATACGTTTGGTCATTTATTTTCTACACTAGGTAACTTTGCTAGAATGTTTGAAAGAACACCTAAAATTGCAGGAACTATGTATTTAAGAGATGCAATAAAAAGAGGTGATTTAAAAATGAATGATAAAGAAATGATGTTAAGAATACAATCGGAAGTAGGATCACCAAACTTTTTAAGACAAGGTAGATTAAATGCATTTACTAATAATTTATATTTATATTCTAATGCATTTAAAGAAGGTTGGAGAGCAGATATAACTAGGTTTAGAGAAGACCCTGCATCAGTTGGTGGTAAGTTTATAGCTTATAACGTAATGCCTAAAATTTTACAAAAAATGATGGAAGTAGGATTATTTGGTGCTTCGTTAGGTATGGTTTATAAATACGGTATATCTGATTGGGATAAAATAAATTACATTCCAATTGTTTTAGGTGAAACACAAGATGGAAGACCAGTATATTTAAGAATACCACAAGACGAAACATCTAGATTAATTAATGGATTTTTATACAAAGCAATGAGTATTGGTGATGATGGAAAGACAGGTACATTTGAAACACCTGCTGATTTGTTTGGTTATTTAGGTAGTTCTGGTTTACCTTCTATGAACCCAGTATTTAGTTTATTTGGTGATGTTATTGGTTGGATGAATGGTACTACTCCATATGATGATTTTAGAGGTACAACTGCAATTGATAAAACAACTGATAAAGCAGATGATGCTAGAAAAAACAAAGAATTATTAAAATGGTTCTTTAATACTTATTCTGGTCAAGGTTTATATAAATTTAAAAGCAATAACTTTGAAGAAATATCTTCAGAATTAGAAGAAATGCTTGATATGCCAGTAGTAGGTAGAATACTTAATAGATTTGTAAAAATTGGTAATAATCCAATAGTAGGATATATGGAAAATTCTGAAGGTGGATTACAACAATACGAAAAAGAAAATGCTCAAGTTACACTTGATTTTAAAGAAGCTATTGTAAATTTAACTACAGGTGAACCATTAACAAATAAACATAAAATGGCATTATTAGCAAGAAGTGAAAGTTTAAAAACTAATAAATTATTAATTGACAGATTATCTCAAATGGCTGGTGGAACTGTATTGTTACAAGATTTTTTAACTGAAACAGACAGTAAAAAACAAGCAATTATGATTATGAAGTTAGTTGAGTTTATAGAAAAAACTGATAATACATATCCTATTAACTTTATTAAAGAAGAAAATTCTGATAAAATAGAAGAATAATTATGACAATTACTACTACTATTATAAAAAACAGTTATTCTGGTGATAATTCACAAACAGTATTTCCATATACTTTTAAAATAAATGCTGATGCTGACATACAAGTTCTTGTTAGATCAGCGCTTGGAACTGAAACATTAAAAAGTTTATCAACTGATTACACAGTTAGCGGTGCAGGTGATGCAGGTGGTGGAAATGTAACTATGGTTGTTGCGCCTTTATCTAGTGAAACATTAGTTATTAGACGTTCAACTACACAAACTCAAGAATTAGACTTAGTAGAAAATGATCCTTTTAGTGCAGAAACAGTAGAAGGTGCATTTGATAAATCAGTATCATTAGTACAAGAAATTCAAGAAGAAGCAGATAGAGCAATTAAACTATCAAGAACAAACACTATGGCCTCAACTGAATTTACGGTTGATGCAAATACTAGAGCAGGTAAAATTTTAGGATTTGATAGTGCTGGTGAGTTAGTTGTATCGCAGGAATTAGGGTCATATCAAGGAGATTGGGCTACAGCTACAAGTTATTCTGCTAGAGATATTGTAAAAGACACATCAAACAATAACATTTATTTATGTAATACTGCTCACACATCATCTGGCGCACAACCTATTTCATCTAATACAGATGTTGCTAAATGGGATTTATTAGTAGATGCCTATTCTGCAACACAATCAGCTACTGCGGCGGCGGCAAGTGCAACTGCGGCGGCTACATCTGAAACTAATGCGGCAACTTCAGAAACAAATGCGGCTACATCTGCAACTACTGCAACTACTCAAGCAGGAATTTCAACTACACAAGCTACAGCATCTGCGGCTAGTGCTACTGCGGCCCAAAATGCTCAAGCGGCGGCTGAAGCGGCATTAGATAATTTTGATGACAGATTTTTAGGTGCTAAAGCATCTGACCCTACGGTAGATAATGACGGTGATGCACTAACAGACGGTGCATTATATTTCAATACTACTGATGATGTAATGAAAGTTTATGATCTAGGTAATACTACTTGGAGGCAAATACAATTATCAACATCAGACCAAGCAAATGTAAATACAGTTGCGGCTGATTTATCTGGTTCAAACACAATAGGAACTGTTGCTGGATCAATAGCTAATGTAAACACAACTGCAACTAACATAGCGAATATAAACACAACTGCTGGAATAGACACAGAAATTACAAATGTATCTGGAATAAGTGCGGCAATTAGTGCAGTTAATTCAAATTCAACAAATATAAATGCAGTTAATGCAAACAGTACAAATATAAATTTAGTAGCGGCAAATGATACTAACGTAACAAATGTTGGAACTAATATATCTTCAATTACAACTGCGGCAAACAACCTTGCAGAGATTAATGCTTTTGCAAATATCTATCTTGGCCCAAGTGCTACAGCACCTACACAAGACCCAGATGGTTCAGCATTAGATATTGGTGATCTTTATTTTGATACTACATCACAAACTATGAAAGTTTACTCATCAAGTGGGTGGACTGCGGCAGGGTCAAGTGTAAATGGTACTGCTAGTAGATATACGTATTCAATATCATCATCAACTACTACTGTAACAGGTGCTGATGATTATGGTCAAACTATGGCATATGATGCTGGTTACATTGACGTATATTTAAATGGTGTAAAACAAGTAAATGCTGTTGATGTTACAGTTACATCTGGTAATTCAATAGTTTTTGCTAGTGCAATTGGTACAGTTGGAACTGACATTGTAGATGTTATTGCATATGGAACATTTAATTTAGCTAATTTTAGTATTAATGATGCTACTGATGTATCAACTGCTGGTATTACAGATGGTCAAGTATTAACTTGGAACGCATCTGGCAGTTCATTTGTAGCAGGAAATGCTAGTAGTGCAGAAGTTTATGGATTTAGTGTTAATAGTAATGGTGAGTTAATAGTAACTACTACAGATGGTGGTTCTGATAATATAGATGCGGCTACTTATGCTTCATTTGATGATGTATTATTTGCGGCATCTGGTTTTGTTTTTAGCATTGATAATAATGGTAATTTAATTTCAACAATATAATTGATAATAGAATAAAAATAGGGTAAAAGGAGAACATATGGCAACAATAAATTTAGGTTCAATAAAATTCAATTGGCAAGGTGCTTATGCAGGTGGTACTGCTTATGCAGTAGATGACGTTGTTTCATACAATGGATCATCTTATGTTTGTATTTTAGCTTCAACTGGTAATTTACCAACTAATGCTACTTACTGGAATGTAATGGCAGAAGGTGGTGATATTGCAACAACATTAACAACACAAGGCGATATACTTTACAGAGATGGAAGTGGATTACAAAGACTTGGTGCAGGAACTTCTGGTCAAGTATTACAAACTGGTGGTACTGGTGCAAATCCATCTTGGGGAACAGTATCATCTGACTTTGTAAAAATTGCAGGAGTAGATTTATCTTCTAGTAATGCAACTTCTTATAATTTTGCTCAATTTATAGACCATAGCACTTATAGAGCATACAAATTTATTATTATGTTAAAACCAAATACAGAAAATACTCAAATAAGAATGAGATTTTTAAATAACACTTCTGCTTATAATGGTTCTAGTGACTATAGACATGCAGGTTCACACCTATACAGACGAGCAGGAGATAACGGTGAAAATACACAAAGTGCAAATAGTGATGCAGATGGTAGAGATTATGCTCTTATGCACTCATGGGGAGTTCGTAGTGGATATTGGGCTTATTTTGAAATGACTATAATGGGGACAAACTCATATATGGGTTTTCAAAATCATAGTTGGGGTAGAGATAATTCAGGTGGGACATCAGGAGATTATATATTTTATGATGAAAATGCAGGACACCTTGACAATACTGGTAATGTTGATGGAGTTCAATTTTATTTGACTAGTGGTGCATTACATAATTCAGTATTTACACTATATGGAGTAAAAAAATAATGACTAAAAAAATAATACACAATCTTCAAACAGGAGAAATACAAGAACTTGATTTAACTGCTGAAGAAGAAACTCAAAGACAAACAGACGAAACTAATTCTGAAGCTAGACGACAAGCAGAAGAAACAGATAGACAAGCAAAAGCAGATTTAAAAGCTAGTGCTAAAGCAAAGTTAATTGCAGGAGAAGCATTAACTGAAGATGAAGCTAACACAATAGTGTTATAGGTAAAATCCTATGACTAAAGCTAAAGACATTGCTACAATATATACAAATGCTAACACAGCAGATGAGTTTGTAAAATTAGATGGTTCTTCTAGACTTCCTGCTTTAGATGGTTCTCAATTAACAGGTGTTGCAGAAACAAAACCTACAATAACTTCTATAACTCCAGATGTTATTACTAACAATCAAACTTCAATTACAATTACAGGAACTAATTATGTTTCAGTACCTCAAGTAGAATTTTTAAATCCTTCTACTGGTATTTGGTATGTTGCAGACACAGTTACATTTAACAACTCAACTTCTTTAACAGTTCAAGCAACACTAACTGTTGATGCTCAATATAAAATTAGAATAGAAAATCCTAATGGTTTAGCCGTACTATCATCTACAAATATTTTAACTGTTTCAGATGCTCCTACTTGGACAACTGCTTCTGGAACACTAGGAACTATTGCAGGAAACTTCTCTGGAACTGTAGCTACAGTTGCTGGAACTTCAGATAGTGCAGTTACTTATTCTGAAGTAACCAATGTATTAACAAATGCTTCTCAAGCAAATTGTTCTTTAAATTCATCTACAGGTGTGATAACAACTACAGACTTTGGTGGTTCAAGCACAACTGCAACAACCTATAATTTCACACTCCGAATTACGGATGCTGAAAACCAAACAACTGATCGTAGCTTTAGTTTAACTTCTAGCTTCGGTGCAACAGGTGGGGGACAATTTAACTAATGCCTAGTACATATTTAACAAGAACTTTTGGTAGTGGTAATAGAAAAAAATTTACATTATCTATGTGGGTAAAACTTTCTGAAAGAGGAACAGGAAATAATAATGCTTTGTTAGTTTCTGGTACATCTGGAGATAATGAAGGTACTATAACTTTTGGAAGTGACTATAGATTATCTTGGACAGAATACAAACCAAGTTCTGGAACAGTTGGAAATTTAACACCTTCAAGACTTTTTAGAGATTTTAATGCTTGGTATCATTTAGTTTTTGCTTGGGATAGTACAAACGCAACAGCAAATGACAGAATGAAAATTTGGATAAATGGAGTAGAGGAAACTGTTTTTAATTCAAGAACTAATCCATCACTAAATTATGATGCTCAATTAAATCATAATGTTGAACATAACATAGGCAGACAAACTTGGAACTCATCTGGTATTTTTAATGGGTTAATGTCGCATATACATTTTTGTGATGGTTACTCTTATTCAGCATCAGACTTTGGAGAAACAGATAGCACAACTGGAGAATGGAAAATAAAAACTTCTCCATAGTGTACTTATGGAACTAATGGTTTCTTTATTTTAAAAGATGGTAATAGTGTTACAGACCAATCTGGTAATAGGTAATAACTTTACAGTTGGTGCAGGTACACTTACAAAAACAGAAGATAATCCAAGCAATGTTTTTGCTACAATGAACCCATTAGTTACTTATGGAACTAATCAAAATGCTTTAAGTGAAGGTAATAACACAACAACAGGTATTGCGTATCATAGACCATCACCACCGACATTAGCTGTTAATAAAGGTAAATGGTATTTTGAAGCTAAAGCATTATCTGGTACAGCTTCTAAATGGTGGATAGGTTTATGTGATACTGAATATGACACTAATAATCAAGGAACTGTAGGTAGTACAGCTAACTATATTTGGGGATATGATGCAACTACTAATGCAGTAAATCAAAGGTCACAAGCTATTTATGATGTTAATTTAAGAGATGGTGGTGGCAATATTTCAATTTCAAATATATTTTCAGCTCCAAGTGCAGATGATATTTATGCAATGGCAGTTGATTTAGACAACCAAAAAGTTTGGTATGCTAAAAATGGTGTATGGAATAATGGTTCTGCTTCTCAAAGTACAACATTTAATGCTTCATACCCAGACAGTACAAATATAGATGCAGATAGATTTTACTACATAGGAGTAGGTTCAGAAAATTCTAAATGGTCTGTTAATTATGGCAATGGTTACTTCGGAACAACAGCAGTATCTAGTGCAGGAACTAACGCAAGTGGAAATGGAATTTTCGAATATGATGTACCAACAGGCTATACTGCTTTATCAACAAAAGGATTAAACTTATAATGGCATACACAACTATCAACAAATCTACAGATTATTTTGACTACTAAACTTTACACAGGTAATGGTTCTACACAAACTATCTCTGGAGTAGGTCATCAACCAGATATGACATGGGTAAAAGTTCGTAGTGAAACAGGAGGTCATAGACTTGCAGATGCAGTTAGAGGATATACAAAATATATTTTTCCTAATGGTACAGATGCTGAAGGAACAAATTCAAACAATATTACAAGTTGGAACTCAGATGGCTTTGCTTTAGGAAATGGAAGTATTAATGAAAACACTAGAACTTACGCATCATGGAACTGGAAAGCAAATGGTGCAGGTTCATCAAACACAGATGGAAGCATAACCTCAACTGTTAGTGCTAATACTACAAGTGGATTTAGTATTGTTAAATGGACAGGAACAGGTTCGTCAGGAACTATTGGACATGGTTTAGGGGTTGCACCAAAAGTGGTAATAGTTAAAAGATATACTGCTGCTGCAGATTGGGTGTATTACACAACAGCTATTGATGGAAGTATGGATTATTTATTTTTAAATACAACTGCTACTAAAGGAGATAGTGGTAATTCTGCTCCTACATCTACAGTTTTTTCTAAAGATGATACAAATGGTGAAACACAAATTGCCTACTGCTTCGCAGAGAAAACTGGTTATAGCAAGTTTGGTTCTTATGTTGGTAATGGAAATGCTGATGGAACATTTGTTTATACAGGGTTTAAACCTGCTTGGCTTTTAATTAAAAAATCTAGTGCTTCAGGTAATGGTTGGTTTTTAATGGACACTAAAACTAATACCTACAATCCTAAATCAATATTCTTTCAAGCAGATTTAAGTAATGCTGAAACTGATGTGGATAGAATGGATATTCTTTCTAATGGTTTTAAACCTAGATATGATTGGAGTATAATTAATGAAAGTGGTGCAACATACATCTACATGGCATTTGCATCAGCACCCCTAGTTGGAACTAACAACGTACCATGTACGGCTCGTTAAACCAACTTCTTAATCCAATTACCTTTATCATCTAGGATCATAGGCATTAATCTTGGAATACCATCTATAATCATTCCGCAACCTATTATAAATCTAGTTTTAAAATTTTTGGCATAAGCAAAAGCCATATTCTTCTGGTCTATCATACAACCAACATTCATACCAAAAAATATATTATCTGGATTGGCCCAATAAGAGATAAGAAACTTAGTATGATAATGGCCCTGTACACAACTCATACCCATTGCTTGTGATACCTTTAATACATCTGCTGATCTTCCATGAGTAAAAAAACATCTTTTACCATTAGATAATGTTAAAGTTAAATCATCAATCCATTCCCATTTTTTAGTACCAAGAAAATCACCATAATCTTTTAGAAATTCTTTTGACATACCAAACTTTAATGCACGTCTATAAACAAGACTAGAGTGGTTACTATCTACTTCTACCATTTTAGGAAATATATCTTCTAGTTCTTTAATGTATTTTCTAGCTTCTTTTAATTCATGCCCTGCGCTAAATAAATCTGGATTATGTTCATGCATAGATATGGCATGGAAATCTAATAGATCACCTATATTAACAATCATGTCTGGTTTATATTCTTTTTTTATTTCTCTTAAAAATTCTATGCTATCCTTATGATGGTAAGGAACGTGCATATCACTAATCACTAATATTCTTTTGTTCATATAACTCCGCAGGAGAACCATCAATCTGTTCTTCTAATTGTTTAAGTTGTTCTTTAGGATCAATAAATTTAACAATGCCATTTGAAATATGAACATCATTAATTATTTCAACAGTTTCATTTTTTCCGTAATTAACAATTACGTCTTCTATGATTAACATAACTAAACTTATAGTTTAATTTTTAATATTTGCAACTTCTCATTGTTGAGGAAAGTTCGTTAGCACGTTCTGGAGTTTGTTTGGCCCAAACACTATCTAACATTTCATCTGCGGCAGTATCCCAATCTTCTTTTTTAACAGCTTTTAATGTATTTTTAAATTTAGATACACCTGTCATACCCAATTGAAATACCATCTCAATTATGACACATTTAGCTTTGTAATTCATATCTTGATTACCTAGTAATTTTTCAGCACCAACTACAGCATTAGTAAAATCTATTTCAAAGTAATCGTTTAATAATTTTTGTGAGTATGTATGTCCTTCTACAAAAGGATCATTTTCCTTGACTAAATGACCGTACCCAATTGTGGCAAAACCTAGACTATCTTTGTAAACAACATTTCTAAAACCCTCATGTTCTTTAATACGGTCTTTTAGTTCTTCATACATTATGATGATTTTTTCTTAAACCCAGACTTCATGTTACTGTATGCTTTAGCAGTAATTGTACTTTTAGATTTTGGTCTAGATGTACCTGCTTTTTTTCTAGCATTGATGTTTGCGTATAAACCTTTTTTAGCCATTGTATCTCCTATTTTTTGTTTCTAAAGATTTGTGTACCTTTTATACCATAAATACTTGCAACGACAAGTATCCATAAATTTGTAAACCACGATGGAAGCTGTGAGAACATATCAAAAAACAATTGAACTTTATCCATTGCTGTAGGATCATCCGATATCACGGCCCACGCAAGTACCAACACGGGCAAACTTAAAATTATAAGAACCGCCTCATCTTTCCAGTCCGATTGACGAGCCTCTAACAATTTGCCTTCGTATTGTTTTTCACCTTTTGCCATAGCTTCTGCATGACGCATTTGAGCATCTGACATAAGCATTTTAGTTTGTTGTTTATTTTTGTATATGTGAGTACCAGCTTTTAGTGCTAATGATATTGCATTTAACCACATAAATTATCCCCAAAATTTAAAAAATTTTCCTGTTCCTAATATAATAGCAACTAATGAACCAATTGCAAATATAGCTTTTATGCCACCTTTACCCATATTTACTTGGGCCTTTAAATCTTCTATGTCTTTTGAGTTTTTTAATACTAATTCTTTTACTTCATCTAGTTTGAAAGCAATCATTTTATGTGATGCAGATACAGGAGTTTTTTTTACTATTTTTTTCTTACGCATCTTTACCCTCTTTGCACCAAAATCTAACGTGTAATTTATGTTCATTAATCATAATAAAATCTGTCTTTCCTAAATATTCAACACTTGCTGAATAACCGTATATAGCACATTCTGCATAATTATTAAATAATTTTTGGTATTGAATTGGTTGTGTACATTCACCATTTATGCCAGAACACATTTGTAATATAAGTAAAAATTTAGTCATTAGCTAACCTATCCATATGATTATAAATTCTACCTATTTGTTTATCTACAGACATTATTTCTTCAGTAAGCATACCAACATGAACTTGTAATTCTACAATAGTTATCAATACATAAGTAGATAAACCTAAAAGAATTGTACCAAGTAAAGCAATCATAGCTGTGTTGTGTTGTCGTTTCATTTAGCAATTTTACCTTTATTAATACCTTTTTTAATTACATAATTTTGTGTACCATTAGCACCATGATTTACTTCTTTTTTTAAAAGTTTAAATACATTCATCTCTTTAAGTTTTTTTTCTGTATGCTTTTTAAATTGCTCTAATACTTTTGTATCTCTCATTTCTTTTTTCTCTTTCTTCTTAATATCTTTACTCTTGATTGCCATAACCAAACAGAAAATTTAATTGAGTATGTTTCTAAAAATGAAAATATATTATCCAGACCACCAAAAAATTTTAATAAAAACCTATCAATCATGTCGCTGGGCCTCCTAAAAAAGCCAATAAACACATAAGTATTATTAATATTGCTGTAAATCTGTAATCCATAACCTCCTATTTTATCAGAATAACAGGTTAATTGGTATTATTTTTTCTTTTTGGAGTAATCCCTAGCCTTAATCATTTCAAGGTACTGTATGGCCTTCTTTATGTCTTCTAGACCCCCTTTTGAGCCATGCCTACATATGTATTTGATGGCCGCACCTTCTGCGTAAAGAAGTTTATTAGCATTAATAAATTTAGCAGGTTGGATGACCATTTTTTTGTAATGGTCACCGCCTACTTGTTTTTTATATACACTCATTAAAATGATACATCCATGTAGTGAGAGCAAAATTCATTGACACTACAATAGTGCTGACATCTTACATCTTCACCTTTACGTTCTACAATTGCACAGCCTTTACCTTCTACCATTTTTTCACCAACGATAAATTGTTTAGCTTGTTCTTTTGTAGGAAATAAACGCCAAGCAGATTTTCTACCATCCTTCATAACAGCAAACTGATCTTCTTTACGCCATCTTTCTTTAGCTGTACACAAAGGTAGTTCTTTCATCTTTTCTGCGTCTTGGTGTAGTTTTATTCTAGCTTTAACATAGTCTTCCTGTTGTTGATCTGACCACCTACGTATAGGTATCATAACAACTTGTTTTCTAGGATAGTTGTCTGATTGCATTACTCTTAATTTAGACCAATCTCGTAGTATAGCCATGATAGACAATGATTTAACTTTTAATTCTTTTTTGTATTTAGTTAAATCTTTTTGGTTTTTACGACATAAGAAATCAAGAACATTTAATTGTTGTTCCCATTCAATTTTACCATTTGTTAAAGCATCTAATGCTGACCAAGCTGAAGTAACTTTAAAATCTATAAGTTTACCGTCACCTGTAAGCAAATCAAAAGCACCCGATAATGTCCAACCGTTAGTGATGTTATCATCTTTATAGTACAATCTACGTTCAGCTATATCACTAGCAACTTTTGCTCGTTCTATAATGTGGTGAACTGATTGGCCCAATAAAGAAAATATACGATCAGACACATCTTCTTTAATCAAATCATTATTTCTCATTTGCAAGACCCTAATTCTAGGGGGTGCAATCAAACGGGTAGTAGAGATGTCTGACCCACTACTATCATAGGGGTCATTTTTTACAGCCCGTTCAATTACTTTTGGTAAGTTTGAGTTATTAGTTATAATCATTAAAATGGGATTGGACTATCACCGACACTTGCACCATTACCCTCATCACCTTGATCTTGGTTCATGCCTTCCAACTCTTTTGATCTTAAAATAATGTTTCTAATACCTTCAGATAGATTATTAAAAACTTCTTTTTTACCATTTTGAAAATCCTCTAAACTAAACACTACTCCTTGAGTAATTTGTTCAGCAATTGGATCACCTTTTTTCATTGGCATTATAGATGATATTCTTGGTTTCCCATTCTTATCCATAACATTCAATAAACAAGGTACACCAAGTAATTTAGAAATATCAAATGATTGTTTTTCTGCTTCACTAAATGCTCTACCTCTCCATGATGTTAAATCATTACCAAGATTAGATTTCTCATGTAATGATAACGTATAGAATTTACTGATTGTTAATGGTTGTCCTTCACTATTCAGTTCTTCTGGTGTTTCAAAGATAATTAGAACTTGACGTTTCCAACTAATCTCACCGTTAAAATCTGATTTTTGTGTACCTAGATCAATGATCTTTACACATCTGGCTTTATGTACGCCAACTGATACACTTGGATAACGTGGTGCATCTCCACTACCTGCTATTATACTTGTCATATTTTTGTCCTTTTTTGTATATTTATTATTGATTGGATGTGGTTATTTCACAGTAATTAACCAAAGTCAAATAAATTGACATATGTTAATAAAAATGTATAAGTTTATGCATGGCTACAATACTACCAGAACTAATAAATGAACTTGAGGCTAAAGCTAAAAGATTAGAAAAAGATGTTGTGAATATAGATAAATCATCTGTAATTCCTCAACACACTAACAAAGCTGAAGCTATATTATCAACCACAAAAGAATTAATAGATACTGAAGAACAAATGAAATATCTATTGAGAATAAAAAATATGTATTATGAGCAATCTTAAAATAGCAATGGAACGAAAAAAAGAAATCGTTAATCAATACGGTGGTAAAAATTTAGCTAGAATGTTGGGTATTTCACATCCTGCTGTATCTAAATGGAAAGTAATACCACCTTTTAGAGCATATCAGATTGCAAAACTTGGTGATTTTGATATAGAATATATTAGACCAGATTTACAAATTGCGCCTGTAAGGTAGGCGTAGCGCATCCACAATTTAGCGTAAAAATATACCTTTTGTATGGGGCGGTTTTTTCTTTCTCTCTCTAAGTTTAGTTTTCCGCCTCATACCCCTTTATTTTTCAACAATTTTTTATAGCACCGCTATAGCACCGCTATAGTTCTGCTAAAAAGTGCTATCGTTTTGCTAATGGCAAAAAATAGCCCTTCACCTTCACCTTCATCTTCATCTTCACTTTCAACTGCACACAAGATACCCCTATTGACACCCATTTCTTTTTGGTTTAAAACAAAATTAACTAAACTCAAGGAATTTATAGTATGAGAAAATCAATGACAGACGAACAATCACCTGCGTTTCAATTTTATGCAAGTGATTGGATAAGTGATCCAAATAGATTGAAACTATCTTTAGAAGAACAAGGTGCATATATTTTATTATTTTGCCATGCATGGAGGGGATATCAAATACCTTTTGATAATGAAACAATTGCTAAAATGTGTGGATGTAGATTACAAAAAATTGAAAAAATTTTACCAAAAATTAAACATTTATTTGAAGAAGTAAAAGGTAAAGATAATAAAAAATATTTAATATGTATTCAAGCTGAAGCTGAACGTAAGGAACAAATTAAAAATAGAAAAAAAAAAGTAGTAGCAGGTAAGTTAGGTGCTAAAATTAGATGGGGGGAAGAAAGTTTAGAGGAGAGCAAGTGACAAAAATAATATTTTTTATTTTAACTTGCGCTACTTGCAATCTAACTGAAATAACAATGCCTAAAAAAGAAAACGTAGATTGTTTTAAATATGGCAATGCTATTTTAAAAAAATTAGAATACAGAGAAGAAACTGATGATATGAGAGCAGGTCATTATACTAAACTGGGTTATTTAGTTTTGGGTTATCGTTGTGAGTAGTTTTAACGAAAATTCTCATTACAGTATGTTTCTTGATTATTTTGGTAAACATCATTCATTCCAAACATTTGATGATAAGGGCCTAAACAAAAGATTAATAAAACAATTGCACGGAAGTATAAAAGTACACTTTCACGAATTGGCTGAACTTAACAGTAAAGGTGCGGGTATATATTTTACAGTAAATGAAACTAATGGTCTTGGTCGTACAACTAAAAACATACAAAAGATTAGGGCTGTGTTTATAGATTTAGATGGTACACCATTACCAGATAGTTTTAATATTCCACCTAATCTAATTGTAAATACTTCGCCAAAAAAATACCATTGTTATTGGTTAGTAAAAGATATGCCTTTAGAAAGTTTTACTTTGTATCAACAAGCATTGGCATCTAAATTTAATTCTGACCCTGTTGTAAAAGATTTGCCTAGAATTATGAGAGTTGCAGGTTTTTATCACCATAAAAAAAATCCATATCCTGTAAAAATAATTCAATGTACAACTGATATGCCTTACACTATGAAAGAAATTAAAGAAGGTTTGGAATTAAAAAGGCCAGAGCAAAAAACTATTAAGATGGATTACACACCATCAACTTATAAAGGTAAATACACAGGCACACTTCGTTACGGTATCAATGCAGGTGAACGTCATGCACAGTTAGTTAAAATTTTAATAGCTATAAAAAAACGTGGTGAAAGTTACGACTATGCAAAAGGTGAAGCTATTGAATTTGCAAACTCATGTGTACCACCAGAAAATTTAAACGAAGTTATGTTTCAACTAAACGATATATGGAGAAGATACTAATGAACTTATTGAGAGATTATCAAAAAAAAAGCAATTGAAGATATACGACAACATTTTAGAGAAGGTAAAAAAAGAATATTATTAGTTGCCCCTACAGGTAGCGGTAAAACAGTTATTGCTTGTTCTATGATGGAAGGCTTGGTTAAAAATAATAGATTTGGAATGTTTGTGGCGCACAGACGTGAACTTGTTATGCAATGTAGTAGAAAACTTGCTGACTTTGAAATTAAACATGGAGTTATTATGGCAGGTAAGTCTGGTAGTATTTATTCTGATGTACAGGTAGCAAGTGTTCAAACATTTTCAGCAAGAAAAGACAATGATGATTTTGTTAAACCACAAGCTGATGTAATTATATTGGATGAGGCCCACAGAAGTACATCTAAATCATTCCAAGATTTAATTAATACATATCCAGAAGCATGGGTAATTGGTTTAACTGCAACACCATGTAGAAATGATGGGCGTGGTCTTGGTAATATTTATCAGGAATTAGTCAATTGTGGTACGATTAAAGAACTAACTGAAAAAGGTTACTTAGTACCTAATAGAATAGTTGCCCCATCAATACCAGACTTACAAAACATTCGTATCATGGCAGGTGACTATGAAAAAAAAGCATTAGACACTAGAATGAATACACCTAAATTAGTTGGTGATATTGTAACTCATTGGATCAAATATGGTGAGAATAGACCTACTGTTGTGTTTGGTACGTCTATCAAACATTCTAAATACATTACAAATATATTTAAACAAAATGGTATTCCTGCGGGTCACATAGATGGTGAGATGCCAGAAATAGAACGTGAAAAAGTATTACAAGATTTACAAGATGATAAAATTAAAGTTTTATCTAATTGCATGGTACTAACAGAAGGTTGGGATCAACCTAAAATATCATGTGTAATTATAGCAAGGCCCACTAAATCTTATTCTATGTATCTGCAAATGGTTGGTAGAGCATTAAGACCTGCTGAAAATAAAAAAGATACACTTATCATAGATCATTCTGGATGTGTATATGAGCATGGGTTTCCAGAAGATGTACCAGATTGGCAATTGACCGTATCTAAAATTAAAGAAAAAGAAAAAAAGAAAATTGAACCAATTGAGAAACAACCATTTACGTGTGTTCAATGTGATACAGTTTATAAACCTTCTAAAGAACAACCAGAATGTCCTAACTGTAGTTTTATACCTACCAAAAAAGAACAGGCTATATTGATACAACAAGGTAGATTAATTGAACTTCCTAAAATGAAAGTTAAGACAGATGATAAACAAAAGTTTTATGCTGAACTATTGTATTATGCTAAACAAAAAGGTTTTAAAGAAGGTTGGGCCAGTCATACTTTCAAAAGAAAATTTGGCCATTTTCCGCACAGTAAAAAAGTATTTCCAATTGCTACATCAAAAGAAACAATGGGTTTTATTATTCATTGTAATATAGCAAGAGCCAAATCATACAACATGAAGGAGTTATCAATATGAGTGAAGAAATA